GATACTTCAGGCTGAAGAAAAAATGCAAACTGCCTTTAGCAAATATGCTGACGATCTTGCGAGATATAACAATTCAACAAAAATGAATGAAGCAAGTATGACAGAATTCAAACGGGTATTCACTGAAGAAGAATTCAATAGATTCTTTGAATCAAAAAACGGTTATTGGTATTTAAGACCTCAGGCAGCTGAAACATTTCTTGAAAATCTGGCGATAAAATGGATGAAGCCAGTACAGGATTATAAACTTCAGGGCTTACAGGTACAAAAGGCTCAGGAGGATCTTAAAATTAAACAACAACTTCTTAATAATCTGAGTGTTATTCCTTGGCTACAACCAATTATCAATTTTCTAAACATTATTAAACCATTCTAAAACAATTAATTATGAGGTACAGAAAAACTAGAAGAAGTAGGCGGTCATACTACAAAAGTAGAAGGCCAATTAAAAAATTCAGTAAAATTGCAATGTCTAGAGGAGGTATCCGATTATAATCGCATTTAAGGCACCAAAGAAGCTATATGCGCTGCTTAAAACCAAAATCAATAGTAAACCCCCAGAAAGGGGTACAAATGCCTGTAAGATGCGGAAAATGCCTTCCTTGTCGATCATATAAAGCAGGGCAATGGACGATTAGATTAAAAGAGCATGAAAAATACTCGAAAAATAATTATTTCATTACCCTGACTTTATCTGACGATAACCTCTCATGGGGATCTTCTTCCCCTAGCCTTAACAAAAGGGATATTCAACTCTTTTTCAAGAGATACAGAAAACAATTTCCCTCAAAGATCAGTTATTATGCCGTTGGGGAATATGGAAAAACAACTAAACGGCCTCATTATCATATAATTCTTTTCAATACAAATGCCGAAACAATTGAAGAAATAAATTTCAATTTACTTTCGGTCTGGCAACTGGGAATGATTCATGTAGGAACCGTAACCCCTGAATCAATTAGATATGTTGCCGGTTACCTTGAAAAGGATATACTTGGTTATGATGTTACTGAAGAAATTCAGAGGGAATTTTCCTTAATGTCAAAAGGGATCGGAAACGAATATATTAACCAAAACCGTACATATCATAGTGAAACGAATAAATTTGAATATCATACAGGAAAAGGACAATTTGTCCCCTTGCCCCGATATTACAGGGAAAAAATCTTTACAAAAGAAAAAATTGAAGAATACGCCGAAGCAACTAGAGTTCGAATGGTGGCACAATCCCCTAAAGGTATCAAGGCGGAAGCGGATGATTTAAATGCAAGAATATCAAGATTAAAAGCGAAGTTAAACTTAAATAAAAAACGAAAATGAGTATTTTTAGTTCAGTACAATCAGGCAGACCGGGCAAGTCATTAATTGATCTTTCCCACGAAAAAAAGTTAACATTAAATTTCGGGGATCTAGTCCCTATAATGTTACATGAAACTGTTCCGGGTGACTCTTTCCAGATTCGAACAGAATCACACATAAAATTTCATCCAATGACCTTTCCGGTTCTCCATCGTATCAATGCGAGGTTCGAATATTGGTTCGTGCCTAATAGGTTATTATTCGATGGATGGGAAACATTTATAACCGGCGGAGCAGACGGCAAACAAACGGCTTCAATGCCACATCTTCAAAACGTGAATATACCTGATGCCTCAAAGAAGGTTGGAACCTTATGGGACTATCTTGGTTTGCCCTGTCATTATGGAGCAAATCCAACTGTCCATGATTGCCTTTTTAATGCTTTGCCTTTCAGGGCATATCACCTTATCTGGAATGAGTATTATCGTGACCAGAATTTACAGGCACCGGCAAACATTACAAAGTCAAATGGACTAATAACCGGATCAGAGCAAACAGAACTTCTTAAACTTCGTAAAAGAGCCTTACATAAAGATTATTTCACTTCTGGCTTACCATGGACACAAAGAGGTGATGAAGTAACACTTCCAATGGAACCTGTATATAAATCTCCTGAAATCAAAGGCACCGATGGATCACCATTAACTGGTTTCTTATCTGCTGACAATAACGGTGATTTTACAGTAGCTTCAGGCAATACCGATCCAAACGCCGGCTATAAAGGCGGAACCTTCGAAAATCTTGAGTCTTCCGGTGTTGTAACCATTAACGATCTTAGGCGATCAGCTCGGCTCCAGGAATTTCTTGAAAAAACAGCCAGGGGCGGATCAAGATTAACAGAGGTTGTTAAAGCCTTTTTCGGTGTAAGATCATCTGATGCCCGCCTGCAGAGGCCCGAATTTATAGGGGCTTCAAAACAGCCAATAAACATTTCAGAAGTATTGGCAACCTTTAACAATGAAACTGTTGTTGGAGGCTCAATGTATGGACACGGTGTATCATTCGGCAATTCAGGATATAAGAAAAAGTTCTGTGAGGAACACGGATGGATCGTTGGTATAATGAGCATTCTCCCTACCAACGCATATTCACAGGGTATCCCAAAACATTTCCTGAAGCTTGACAAATTTGATCTATACTGGCCAACGTTTGCTCAGCTCGGAGAGCAGGAAATAATAAACAAAGAATTATGGTTCGATCATGCAACAAATGAGCCTGATAAAACCTTTGCCTATCAGTCCAGATATGCAGAGTATAAATATTGTCCATCAACTGTTCACGGAGATTTCCGTGATACTTTAATGGCATGGCATTGTGGTATGATCTTTACTCAGCAACCCTCGCTTAACGAGGATTTCATTGTAGCTGACAATGCAAAATTCGATAGAATATTTGCTGTTGAAGATCCAACTGTACAAAAGATCTATGTTCAACTATATAATGACGTAAAATCCATCAGGCCAATGCCTTACTTTAATAATCCTATTCTTTAATGAAAAAGGATTTCCTTAACTCTATAGTCGCAATCGCCCTCATGTTCCTTGTGGGCGGTTGTATGACTATGGTTTTGGTCTACACATCACAAACTGATGATTTGCGTAGCTTAAAACCTAAAAAAGAAAAAATAAGATCCTTATCAAACGCGTCGGTAGTGAATAACAATCAAACGCCCACGCCCGTTAACAAACTAGATACTATTCGTCACACAGAAGAAGCACAAAACAAAGCAACGTGCGACACAACAAAGCGCAAAGCGGGACAAGATCAGAAGCCTGCGGATGATCGCGAACCTAGCCCCGCGCTGAAGTAGAGCCGTTGCCCCGGCTTCCTGAGTGGCGGATAATTAAAATTTATTTTAAAAACATAAAAAACAAATGTTATGAAAGACAAGAAAGTTAAAATCAGGACTGCACTAAATCTTATAAAATTCGATTGTGATCGTTACGAACCGGATCAGGTTTCAGTCACAATCCAAAATGACCAAATTTCATTAAGAACTTTGGTTGAAAAATTCTCAAAATCGATCCCAGATTCATATTTTCGTCAAGGATATTATGACGGAAATGAAAACTTCGATAACTTTGAGGATCAAGACCTTACAAGGTCACCTGAGTTCGATTATGCTGAAGCAGAAGAACTTAGAGAAAAACTACAACAAAAAACAAAACAAAAAAAATCTCTTAAAAACTCCCCAATTGAATCTGAAGAAAAAACCGGCGGGCTGCTAGTAGAGCCAGAGCCGTAAAATTCGCTATGTACACCTTAGTTCATTATTACATAGCGGATTGACACCCGAAGGGTTCAAACCAACAAAAAAAACATGTTTTATAACATAAAAAACATCAAAATATGCCAATCTGGATCCCGTTAGCAATAGCAGCAGCAGTTCAAACAACTGCAAATATAATTTCGAGCAAAAGAGCTCAGAAAATACAACAACAAAATGTGAATTTGACCATAGCCGAACAGAAAAAACAGGCTGAATTAGCTTACTCACGAGAACAGGAAAACGTGAAAAGCATGAATGAATATAATAAACCTTCAGCACAAATGGAGAGATTTAAAGCCGCCGGATTAAATCCTAATTTGATCTATCAGCAGGGCACAGCAGGAAATCAAACAACTCTGGCTAAGTATAACGCACCAAATATCAAATATGACTATATTAGCGGCTTTAAAGGATCAGATTTGGCACCAATAACAAATTTACCCGTAGCAATACAATCTTATCAGGCTGAAGCTGAAAGGATAGTAAATTTAACAACTCAGGGAAAGATACTTCAGGCTGAAGAAAAAATGCAAACTGCCTTTAGCAAATATGCTGACGATCTTGCGAGATATAACAATTCAACAAAAATGAATGAAGCAAGTATGACAGAATTCAAACGGGTATTC